TAATTTATCAGCAGCACTATCAAGTTTAAATGCGGCAAGCCCTTGCGCTTCCGCTACTAATATTAATGGGCCAGTCACCAGTTCATTGAAGCGTACAAATATCTCCTCAGAATTATATATTGGAACCGCATCGGGATTCTCTTCTGACTCCACTACAACTGTATAATCTGCACCTGTACCGGCAATCAACTTATCACCAGCAGCATCAAGTTTCGCGGCAGCCAGCTCCTGTAATCCAGCAACTAGAATTAGAGGATTGGTTACCAGCTCATTGAAGCGTGCCAGTATCTCCTCAGGCGTAAACTCTGTACCCGCTAAAGCTGCGTCTGCTGCGAGGCCAAGCCGTTCCAGAGCGATAGCTTCAACGCCTTCCAGGAAGGTTAAGAAATCAGATCCCATTTTTTGCTTCTGACTTTCATCAAGTAAGCCCCAAGCCAAATTGGTCAATCGTTCAATCTCTTTGACCGTCTCGTTGATTAAATCTGGGTCTGTCATTGTCGCAAGATCAACGACTAGGGCATCCGCCTCAGCTTTGTATCTGTTGTAGTTTTCCTCGTCAGTGGATGTCTCACCTATGATTCTGTCTCTAAGCGCTTTGAGAGACGCTGAGATACTTTCAGCGATGGCTTGAATATGTAACAGCGCCTGGACTTCTGCATTAAACGCATCCATCCTAATCTGATCTGCGTCCTCAAGGATACTGTAGTACGAATCCAAACTATCCGTCAGTTCAAGAATAGTCGCTAACTGTTGACGTCCTGATTCAGTTGACAGGTCGAGTCCCTGTACAAGTTCCCATAGCCCATCGCGAGTACTAGGTAAAGTTATGCCCAATTGATCAAATCCCCTAGTGACCGCTTCTATTGCGGTAGAGTCTTGCCACTCCTTAGTAGAGAACTTACCAACGAAGCTTTTCAACTGTGAAATGAAGTTATCAATACCACCAGCAAGCTCTGCCATGCCAACAGCTATTTCAGCAAATTTCTCTGGATCAGTTACGTCTAAACTTAGTCCAAGCATCCTGACAGCTTCCTGCATGACTTGAACAGAAGTAGCAACCCGTACAAGCGTCTCACCCAAGCCTTCGCCAACCTTTTGGAAGTTTGCAATAAACGGCACTATGTCCAAAGCTAAATCATCAAATATTTTGCTGAACACAGCCAGCAGCGCCTCCTGCTGTTCCTCACCAGTCATGCCCTCCATGCTGATCTTCTGTGTCTCTACTTCGAAAAGCTCTAACCTGGCCTGTATGTCGTCTAGTGGTATCCCAATTGCTTTAGCAGCTTCTACTACAGTATTGACTATCGAACCAAACACCAAAGCGAACTGCTTGCCAATTCCCTCTTCGAGGTCCTCAAATATTGTGGTGATTTTATATGTACCGCCAAACCATTTCTTAGATTTGATGTCAGCAAAAGCCCTGACCATGGTGTCATTTATCAAATCAGTTATTGCGCCACCTTCAATCTCCAAGCCGGTATCCAGTAGCTTCGTTTTTCCACCCAGCAATTTGCTGATAAAATCACCAATAAAATTCAGTCCAAGCATATCAAGTATGCCGCCGCCGGAGAGTAGCTTCACCCACCCCGCAGTCACAGCCTCTGGAACAGGAATCTCACTACCATCAGCGCCACCGCGGATCACTTGCGTAGAAGCACCTGTTAATCCTGTTTGCAATGCTCTCAGAGCATTCAACATACCGCGATTAATTCCTACTAGTTCTGAAGTAGCATCGGCGGTTATATCAAGTGCATTCATTATAGATTCTGATTTGGCCTCCGCATCACCAAGTACCGATCCCGCTCCTTGATCTGCTTGCCGCTCTTCTGTCGGATCAACAGATCCAGCACCACCAAAGCTGGCTATCGACACACCCAGCGCGGCTACAGCAGCAGCCATCGCCGTCATCCTTGCAAAGGCTGTGTATGGATCACCACCGCTGGCTTGGTTCAACACAGCGCCAATAGCTTTAGATACATTGGCGGCTTGTATAAGAACATTCATAGCCGCGTATTCTTTGGAATTTTCTTTCATACTGCTTTGGATCAAGCGTAGGGCGTCCCCAGCCAACGCGCCCGCTTTTTCAAGTGACTCGCCTAATGTCTCTGTTCCCAGCGTAGCTTTGGCTAAACCAGCTTCTACATCATCCCAAAATGCATCACCTTTAAATAAGCCGTTCTTTTCCATCTCCGCTCGCACGTCATTCATTTCCGCGAGTTGTTCGTTGAATTCATCTAAAGCGGCCCCGGCAGGATCTATCATTGCCTTATACTCTTTAAACTTGGCCATTGCTTTCGCAAATTTTTCCTGCTCTTTGGTATACTTTTCTGTCGCGCCGCTGGCGTCCTCCATTTCCTTTGTTAATTGGGCTACAGCTTTCGCCCTGTCTACAGTGCCCTTTGGTTTGAGAGCAATCGCCTCATCTAGCTTGATAATAGATTCCTTAAACACCCGGGCCGCTTCAGCAGCAGGATCCGCTGTAGCTACCAGGTCATCTAGCCAGTCCAACAGTTCTGTCGTGCCGTTAGCGTCTTCCATATTCTGTGTCAATTGCGCTACAGCTGCGGCAGCTACTTCTGCGGATAAACCAAAATATTCTACCGCGATGGCAAGGGTAGCCATCCCGGCATCAAACTCACGCTGAGCTTCCGCCACAGGATCCATTTCCGCGCGTAGGGTGTGCCACCATTCAGTCAGGGCTTCTATTTCGTCTGAAGTCAAGCCCTTGGCTGCTTCAACAACTTCCCCAATAGCTGCAACTACTTCGCCATACGCTTCAGCTTCATCCCAGGCCAACTGGGAAGACTGGCCAATTCTTTCGTTGTAGTTGTCGCGCAGGCGCGTTTGTTGCTCGATGGAAAGATTTACGTCATCCAATAAACCACGCAGCCTTTCTAGTTCGGTGCCTTGCATGCCATATGATTCCGGATCTCCCATTTCAATCATATTAATCTGGTCGATGAGAGATTTCTTTTCCTTCACAAAAATAGCTAGTTGCTCGTTTACAGTGGCTATATTCGTTTCCAGGATTTTGGCGTCCAGTGTATCCAGGGCTATAACAAAATCGCCTGTCGCTTCGATCGCTTCTTCCAGTTTAGAAACATACAGGTCGCCCAGTGCGTCTACAAGTAAACCGATGCCTAGAGCAATAGCAGCGAATGGCATAGCAACTGAAAAGGCTCCCACCAATCCAACTATTAAAGGCGTAAGAGTAATAATGGCTGAAGTCAGCCAACCCAGTACGATTAAAATAGGTCCGATAGCAGCTACGAACGCAACGGCGCCCAGTATCATTTTTTGTGTCTCAACGTCGTAACTGGCGAAGGTGTCTACTGCTTCGCTCAACCAGGTTATAAAGTCATCTAGGGAATTCTTTACCTCTTCCATAAGCGGTACAAGTTTTTCACCCAGTTCAATACCAACATTAACGAGCTTGTCTTTCATCAAACCCATTTGCTTGTTGAAGGTCTGCATCTGCTTGTTGGCGACATCTTCTGTAATGTCACCGGCGTCCCTCATATCACCTTCATAGCCCCTGATCTTCTCAGACAACCCGAGCAGAGATTTGATCGCCATTACAGACCTATCCTGGAAGCCCATCAACGCTAATGTGGTGCCCTGCATTTCGACAGTCATTGGAGCAAGCGCGGTTTCCAATTGACCTATGATGTCCGCCATATTTTGAAACTTGCCTTCCTTAAATACTTCGACGCCCATCTTCGTAAATTCTTCCGTGTTTTTACGGTAAGCAGTTTGCAAGTCCCTTGTTACGATATTGAACTTCTCACCTGCCTCTGTCGCTTTGATACCCTGATCAGCCCAAGCAGCTAGCACAGCTACACCAGTCTCCACGTCGATGTTCAATAGCTTCATCGCCGTACCAGCCTTATTGGTTAACGCCTCGCCGAACTGCTGTACAGAAGCATTGGCTACTGTATTGGCTTTAACCAGAACATCCGACAGCTTGACCATCTCCTCCATGTTCTTGATGGCATCACCTTTGATAACCTTGCCAAGCGCAGACTGGGCGTCCGTCAAAATGTCTGTAGCTTTAGCCATGTCAAATGTGCCGGCTTGAGCGAACTTCGCGACCTTCGGAAGTGCGGCTATAGACTCGGCAGCGGTTAGGCCCGCAGACGCCAAGAAGTAGTAGGACTCGGCAGCTTGCTTGGCAGAGAACGCAGTAGTCAATGCCACTTCTTTTGCAGTGTCCGCCATGTCCTTTTTCATCGTGTCAGACAGATCACCCATGATAGCCATGGAGGAGACCATTGCTTCATCGAAATTTCCAAACGCTTTGATGGCGCCACCCATTATACCGAGGATAGGGAGGGTAGCAAACATAGCCATACCTCGACCCATCTTTTTCATAGTCGCATTCATCTTTTCGGTCTTTGCAATCAGACGCCCTGTAGCGGTCTCTGCTTTCTTAGCACCGCGGGCAAGTCCGTCCAATCTTTTGTCCGCAATAACAACGCCATCGCTTCTGACACTCAATCCAAGTTCTGCAAGATCCATTAGCTTTGTTTTTCCCTGTCTCGTTGTTCTCTGCGTTCAGTAGCTACAGCCCGAATGTAGGCGTCATCCAATTTTACTATGATGTCGATTTCTATAGGTGAAATTTGAGTCCGTGTAAGTGCGGACCAATAATAAATTTCTGAGTAAGATAGAGGTGATATAGAGTCGTATCCTGATGAACGTCTTGCACTCAATTGCCACCACCACTCCCAGACATGAATAACTGCGTCTGGTATCGCAGGAGGGTCAGGCGACTCAACGCCGAATGCTTCGTTGTACTCGGCGCGAGTCACTTCAATCTGACCCTCTTTACTGAGAACTTTATGACCCCATTTCATTTCATACCTGATTTGGTGTTGCAAAGTTTCTACAAGCGAGTCTCCCAGTTCTAGAAAAAAGCTGTTACATCCTCGCACTCGTCAGAAAGGAACTCACGAATCCAAGCGTGATCTTTTAGCATTGCATTCAATGCAGTCTTTGAAAACTTGACTTGCTCCCCGTCCAGAGTTAGTTCCTTGTCTTCCCAAGTCCAGCCTTTTACAGCTGCCTTGATCCGATTATTAGTTACGTTTTCCAGCTCTTCAGACGTGATTGCTTTATTACGATTTTTTGGCATGAGGCGCTTGTTCTGCCAGGCTCGACTGACGCCCTTTACCTCATCTGAATCCGGGGCGCGAATATGAAAAACTAAGCCCAATTCTTCACCCGTTTTTGGGTGCGTCAAATTGACATCGCGGTCGATAGTTTTGATGGTATTAAGATCCATTTTTTTAGTCCTTTATTTGGTTTGATTTGATTGAATTTACAGAATAACCTAAAAACCCGCTGAGAGCCTCTGAGAGGTCCGTCACGGTCATATCAGTTTATAGTCCAGTATTGCTATTGGTAAATTCCGATATGGTTAACGCTTTATAGTCGATGACTTACATGACCTTAAAAAGCCCCGCCCTTTGACAGACGGGGCACGAAAACCCTAAATAGGGTAGTGAGAAAAGATTACGGCCCGAGGATCGGAACCTGGCTAAATCCGAGATTAAAACTAACCCGTTTAAAATCTTCATTGCCGCCTTTCAATCGCATGGGTCCAGTTACTATGCCGCGATTGTACTCAATAGTACCATCTGGCCATTCGATCTTAAAAGCATAGCTGTTCGCATTATCTACGGCAGCGTTCGTTTCCATGATCGTCATGCCCGCGCTTGCAACGTCCAAAAACTCAACCGTTGGACTTCCGGCGTCAGCTTCTCCCTTGCCCTTGGCCGCAACATTACGATCCCAGGTTGAGTAGCTAACCACGTTCTGACTTACACCTGTATCACCAAAGGACCCCACGTTTGGGACTTCAGTGTAAACAAGGGCCGCATATGCGGCTTTGTCTGCTACGTCTGTATTTGCGGCTATTGCTGTTACTGCAAAAGTACCGCCAAAATTTGTGATGCCATCTGCCATGTGATTCTCCTTAGGTTAGGGCGTTGTTCCGAGTACTGGGGTTTGGCTAAAGCCAAAAGTGAAAGACAGGCGCTTGAAGTCTTCATTGCCACCTTTCAATCGCATTGGACCAGTCACGATACCGCGATTGAATTCAATCGTGCCGTCGGGCCAGGTAATCGTGTAGGCGTAACTGTCAGGGTTATCAACCGCTGCTGCTGCGAGCAATGCTGTCATGCCTGCACTAGCAACGTCGAGGAACTCAGCTGTCGGGCTACCAGCGTCTGCTTCGCCCTTGCCTTTTGCTGCTACATTCCTGTCCCATGTTGAATAACTTACCACATTTTGGGAAACACCCGTATCACCGAAACTACCGACATTCGGGACGTCCGTATATGTAAGCAATTCAAAAGCGGTTTCATCCGCAAGATCAGTGTTCTGTACCGTGGTGGAGATTGCAAAGGTCCCACCAAAATTTGTAATACCGTCTGCCATGATTCATGACTCCTGTAAAGTTAAAATGGATAGCCCACTTCGATGGGGAATAAATTAATTAAACTTGAATAATTCCGCTATAAGGAATCATAACGGAGATATAACTTTTACACTCAAGAT